GGGTTGCCGTAGTCGGTATCGAGGTCGTGGTTTCCGAGGGCCAGGTAGATCCGGCAGTCCCAGAAGTTCCAGTAGTGCTTCACGAACAGGTCGCGAATCAAGTGTGCTGAGCCCCCCATCTGCAGTGGGATCGCGGCCTCAGATCCATTCTGGCCGGGCCGGATCGTCGTCTGGTAGGTGGCATCGCCAAGGTGAATAACGAAGGACGGGTCGACTGCCTTGATGGCAGTGGCGACGGCGATCGTGTCTTCGATAAGATCTCGGACCCCGCTGTCACCCACCATCACCCATTCGGCTTGAGGCATAAGGATCTGAGGACACGAGCCGTATCCGCCGTAACTGGACGAATCACAGCCGCACGCACCGATGGGTGTGAAGGTGTTCGTTCCACAGGGGGTGGTTTGGATCGTGCCGCAGTTGACTCCAGGGAGGCAGTCCGCATCCGACGGAGTGCGCTTCAATCGCAGCCGCTCCTGCACGTCGGCGTAGAGACTGGAGACGCCGAGCCGGAAGGTGCGCTCGTAGTCGTGAGCGGTCGCGAGATCCTTGTCGACCTCGCGGGAAAGCTTCATCTTGACCCACTCGTGGACAAGGTTCGCGACGGGCTCGTCAAAGGGAACCTCGTCGGTGTCCTTGAAGTTGATCTCGCCGCGCCCGAGAACCGAATCCCAGACCACTTGCACGGCGGAGCCCTTGGTGAGCTTCGGATAGATCCAGAGATCGCGAGCGCCCGCCCGGTGGTCTAAGGCGTAGCGGAACTGGGGGTTGTTGTAGCCGATGCCAAGGACGCCAGCCCGGAGGTCATGGCGGTTGGAGAACGGATACTCGAACAGCGGACGCCGGACCCAGATCTTGCCGGTCTTGACGTGGTAGATCTCGCGCAACGAAGCGCCTTTAGGAAGTTCAAGCCGAGAGGCGTAGCCGTCTCTCGTAACGTCATCAAACTCGTAGGTCGTGGTGACGCCGCCCCGGTAATACTCGATCAGGCGCTGGATCTCTCCAACCCCAAGTCGGATCTGCCGGTCGATGAATGGCTGCACGCCCAGCCTGCGTCTCTCCACAGCCAGGAGTTCATCGACCATCGTCTTGAACTCGCTCCAAAGCATATTGTCTTAGGGGGCTACGACCGATTTCCTGCGCGGGACTGGAGCAGCTTTCACGACTTGCTCAACGGGCGGCGGTTCAGCGGGAGGCTTAGGAGAAGATTCCGGCTGCGCTTTTGCCACAAGTTGCGCATCCGGAACCGCTAGGATTTGCCTGTAATCGTCCAAGGCCGATCGCTGCGCTGCTTTTTTTTTGACCTCAGAGTTGTACTGCTCCTCTGTGATCTCTGTGCAGCCGCGCTTCGTGAGCCGTTCGATCTCGGCGTCATCCACAACCTTAGCCACTCCAAACCACACTCCATTCCACTGGCCGGTTGCTTCAAAGCTCTTGCAACCGTCAGTAGCCATCAGCTTGAAGAACTTGGTAGCCATATCTTAAAATAAGGGTATCACTCTCCAAATCAATCGCCAGCAAAATTCACCGACCATGGATTCCTACCGCTTCTTGATCCGGGTCGCTCGGACTGACTCCACCCGGACAACCTCAGTTGATGGCAGCACGACGAACGTATTGAAAAGCGTCGGCGTGTGACTGTTTACGTTCCGGACAAAGTGAGTCACGATCCCTGCGATGGGTGTGACCTCTGTCAGATTCAACGGCAAGGTCACATTCGGTGTCGCCGCATGGTAGATGCCACGGACGCATGGTGTTCCAAACCAGTTTTGAACATCGCGCACCTCGTAGGATTGCCCCTCAACCAGGCCAATGTTGGCGAGGCTGGCGCTTGCGGTGGTCGCGCCCTGCCAGTTGATAACGACGATGTTGGCGCGGCCCGCCTCATAAGGGTTTGCCTTTACGGTCACGACGTTCGCCGTAGGCATGGTGTTCGACCATGAGCCGGAGGAGTCGAAGTTGTTCAGCGTCTTCCACTCATTCCAGAGGAGCCGAACGCTGCCGTTGGTGTACCAGTGTCCGTAAGTGTCCGTCCCACCGCGAAACTGGTTGGCGTTTACCGTGTAGCTCTGAACAGCGTTGGTCGTGTAGAGCTGCGCAAATACCAACGTGTCAGCCGCGTTCGGCCAGCCCGCGCTATTGGTCGTCACGTCGACGAAGATGTTGTTTGTCATCGTGACATTGGTCCACCCGTGGACGCTCAGGGCTTTCCGGTAAGGCGTCGAATCCCCGATGAACGTATTCCCGGCGATCAGCGCCGACTTCCGCGTGATCTCGGTCTCACCAAGCCGATCGTAGGCGTTCAGATACGAGACGTTCCCGAGCATCGTGAAGTTCGTCACTGCCTGAGAGGTGGTGTCCAAGAGATACCCGTCCATCGCGTTCCAGAAAGCGATGTTGTCTTGGTATGTGAAACCCTCGGCGCTGGCGCTCTCGCCGTAGGCTTTGATGCCCTCGGTGAATGATTTGGAAACGATGTTGTCCCTGATCAAGCGGGTGTCTCCGTTCGCCCCGTTGCATTGACCGTAGAAGATCGGGCCACGCGCCGAGCCGCTGTATCCGTCGTCGATCTGATACAGTCCAATGCCCCACATCACGCAGCCCGTCACCTCCGAGTTCGTCGCGCCGATAGGCATCCAGATTCCAGGCGCACCCACGTCATGCACAATGAGGTTGATCGCCTTTCCGCCAACGCCGGTCAGGTTTAGTCCGGGTCCGAGGATTGCAGCCGCATTGGTGCGCGTGACCGCGTTGGAGTTGAAAATCTCCAGCCCCTGCAAGGTCAGGCCGCTTCCGCTTGCGGTGATCGTCCCGTCGATCTTCGCCCGCTCGTAGAGGTATGATCGAAACGTGACATTGGCGGCGGTGATTGTGAGTCCCGAATACGTGCCCGCCCGCAAGTAGACCACGCTTCCAGACGGAGCATTGGCTGCGGCGTGCGCCCACGACCACGGTGCCGTGATGGCTCCGGAGTTGGTAGCGCTTCCGGTTGGGGATACGTAATAGGAAGCCCCCATCGCGCTGCACGTGATGAGGAGCGTCAGAAGGAGTGAGCCGGTGAATTTCATTATGGTGCGACTGTCACCTGTTTACCGTTCCAGTAGAGGTTCGTGCCGGTGAACGACAGGATGTTCGTGCCCATCAGAATACTGCCCAAGGTCTTGATGTTCCCTGCAACTTCAAGCCGCTCACTTGGAGCGTTCGTGCCGATGCCGATCTTGCCTGAGCTGACCGTGGTTCCGGTCCCGTCCAGGGTCGTGCCGAAGATCAGGTTGCCGATCGAGAGTTGGTTGTGCGCCGTGTTGCTGGGAGCCTCAACGTCATAGCCAATCAGGATGTTGAAATTGCCGGAGGTGAGAGCGCTGCCGGTGTCCTTGCCAAGGATCAGATTGAATGAGCCCGAGGTCAGCGCGTAGCCGGTATTGACGCCGAAGCATGAGTTGCCCGCCGCCGCCGAGTTTGCTGCACCCTTGCCAGCCTGATACCCGAACAAGGTGTTGTTCGCGCCGTTGGTGTTGTTGTATCCAGCGGTGTATCCGAAGATGCTGTTACAGACGCCGCCAACGGAGTTGCCATAGGCATAGTAACCAAAGAGGCAGTTACCCCAACCGCTGACGTTGTAGCGGCCCGACCCGTAGCCGATCGCCGTGTTGCCGTCAGCCCTGGTGGCGTAGAGAGACTGATACCCGATCGCTGTATTGAAGGCGTTCGTGAGGTTTTCATGGAGCGCCTGCATCCCGAAGCCAGAGTTATATGCCCCTGACACGTTCAGGTTCTGAACACCTTCACCCACGCCGGTATTGCAAACTCCGGTCGTCACGTCGGGCATGACCCGGTATCCCACCGCCGTGTTGTTCTGGCCAACCGTAAGCGACTTCAATGCACTCTCCCCAAAGCCGGTGTTGAAGTGCGAGGCTGCATCCATCGTTTCATTGCCTGACTGGAGCCCCACGAACATATTCCCGCCCAGTGAGCCTGGGGCTTGGAACAGGCTGAACGAGTTGGTGCCGTTCAGCGTGAGGATCGATGACTGCGACAGGTCGATTGGCCCATCGATGCCGAGGTCTCCCACGGACAGGTATGGGATGCTGTCAGATGGGGTTACGCTCACGCCATCCGCGCCGACGAAGACCGCCAGCTTTCCTGCAGCTGAGTCGCCAGAGCTGACCACGTTCCCGGTTCCGCCGCCACCGCCGCCTCCGCTACCACCTCGCCGGATGGTCTGCTGTTGCGCGGTGACGACAACAAGCGAGAGGCCAACGATGCAGAGCAGCCAACGAACAACTTTGAAGCGCATAATTAGTGGATGAGAGTTGTGATCACTGCGGTCGAAGATCCTGACTCGGTCATCAATGAGACCGCGCCCGGCCACCGGCTGATGTCGAGGACGCTACCAAGCCCGTCGCGGACAGCATTCCCGCCAGCGATGACGCCGTGATAGTTCGTTGTCGCCACCGCTCCACCGAGGCAAAAGAGGATGGCGTTGGTCCCGCAGTTCTGGATCGTCCTGGTGGTCGTCACAGATGTGAGCGTGTTGGTGATCGCAGGGACCGTCGTTGTCGCGCTCGTGACGTTGAGGAGCTTTGGCGAGAGGACGCGAACCGACACCACGGACGAAACCTGCTGGTTGCCGGAGTAGTAGAACACGTCCGACGGCGGGACAGCGAAGACAGATAATGCGATCAGTCCGACGATTCCGATGATTGGGAGTTTTTTCATACGCGCCTAGAAAGTTGGTTTCTAACTGAAAGGTCCGGCGTAGCGGTTCGCGCCAGCGCCGGACCCTCGCGTCAGGAGGAGGAGAGCAACCGCCTGAAATCTTAGCTCACTCCCGTTGCGGACCATGTCACGCCGTCGACGCATGTGAAGCTGGCCTGCGTCTTGGCGGCCACAGTAACCGCTGCGTCTTGGGTGCCGTCATTCACATCCCCACCGGAGTGCGGATAGACCTTGAGGGCGGCGTTGGCGACGTTGTGCATCTTGATCTCCAACCCAGCTCCAGCCGGGGGAAGGATCACGCCCTTCGTGCCGTTAGCGCCAGTGACTGCGACAAACGGAGCGATCGGAAGATCGGCGGCGTCGGTCTGGTCGCTGCCAGCGGCGGCCACGGTGCCGACCGCCAGAACGCGAGGCTTGTCCTGGGTGATCTGACGAGTGAACTGCTTCTCTCCAGCCTCGTAGGTCTTCGGCACTTGAGTGGCGAAGGTCTGGGAGTTTGGGACTTGAGATTGTGCCATAGGATCTGTCGATGAATTTTGCGGTTGAAGGTTACGGAGTGCCGACAGCGACCCAGTTGAACGTCACGCCATTAGCGCCACAGGTCCAAACGAAGTTGCTGCTCGTCACACTCACATGATTGGTCCCGACGGAAACTGCAACGGGGCTCACGACCACCTTTGGTGCCGCTGAGAATACCGGGCTGAACGTGATCGTGGCTGTGCCGTCCGATGTGCTCGCCGCTGATCCTGCGGCGATTCCTAGATTGAGCTGAGCCTTCGAGGCATTCGTTGCTCCAGTGCCGCCTTTGGCGACCGTGATCGGGAACGCTACCGACGTTCCAGTGGAAAGTGTGCCGATGGTAGCACCGGACTGATTCAGCTTCTTCTTCACATCCGTGAACGTGTCGGTAACACGGAACCCTTCGGTGCTCGGAAAAGTTTGAGCGAACGCGGTGAGCGCGATACCTGCAAGGATAGCGACCGCCAGCCCAAGTCTGATCTTGTATTGATTCATAGTCTTTAAGGTTTGGCTGGGCCACCCACCAGCGGCCCAGCCTGTCGTCCAGTCCCCACCTGCGGTTAGCTGACCGTCGGATTGCACGTGCTGACCGTTACGTTCGGGCACGCATCCGAGAAGTTCTCGATCACGCAGTGACGGTTCACGTTGCCCACCTGCACCTCGATGGTGCGGGAGTTCAACTTGTAGTGATTGATGTTCGGATCGATCACGCACTGATACAGCTTGTCGTTGACGTTGGTCTGCCGGGAGACCGAGCGGCTGCCGTGGACGCCGACGAGGATGTCTGACCAGTCCACCAGCCAGAGCTGACGCGCACGGTTCTTAGTGCCGTCGCCAGCGCCGAGGGCCGAGGCCGCGCCGAGCCGGTCGTCGAAATACGTGTCCGTGAAGAACGCGATCGAGACCCCTTCGTCCGGAAGATCGAACTTGTCGTATTCGAAGACCGTGCGGTTGGTGAGCGTGTCCACGATCTTCTGGTTCAGATCCATGTTGATGTGGACATCGACGCCATATTTGGCCTTGTAATACCGGATCATCACGTCGCGGAATTTCGACTTGGTGAAACGGTCGCCCATCATATCCAGAACGGAGATGTCGCTGCCGTCGTTGCCGCGCTCGCGTTTGAGGTTGTAGGCCAGCTCGCGGATCGTATCGATGTTCAGAACCGCGCCGTTGAGATCGAGAACCTTGCCGCACTCGGCCAGCTGCGTCCGGATACCGAGCGTGTTGCTCTTGTATTCCAGCGTGCAGCCAGGGTTGGTGAGATCTTCAACAGTCGGGAGTGAGGTCCAATCCGCCAGCGTCTGCTTGTCGCTGATGCGCTGCCCGTAGAAGATCGAGTTGAAGTACCACTTCTGCATGAGCAGCTCCTGCTGCCGACGCTGTTCAGCGATGGGCAGGGTGCGGAACTTCTTGAAGAACTCGCTCGTGAGCGGAGCCTCAAGGGCCTTGATGTACTCGTCGTTATACTGGTGGGTCCAGCGGTAGGTCTGCCGCCAGTATTCGATCAAACCAAGGTTGTTGATGGCGGGCTGCTGGTAGCACCAGGCTTCCTTGTCGCTGACCGAGTTGGTCAGGATGAGCATCGTGCCCTTTTCCACGAGCGTGCCAGAAACCTTCTGCTTCGGGCTCGGGCTTCCGGTCGTGTCGGCCTTGTAGGTGTTCCACGCCGAGAGGCTGGCCTCGTAGCTCTGGAACTCCGTGGGGGCGACCACAACGTAGGCGGTGTCCGCATCATTAGCCTTACCGACTGCGGCGACCACCCGGAATTGGATGGAAACGCTGGAGTCGATGTTCGGTGCGGTCACGAACGTCTGCCAGTCAGCGCCGACGTGCCGGGCTGTGGTCTCGACGTAGAGATACATGCCGGGCAGGAAATACCGTTCGAGATTCTTGATCGCGCTGCCGAAGCCGCCCGTGCTCGCCTTCACCGTGAGGAAGTAGGCGGTGGCCGGATACGACGCCGGAAGGGCGCTGGCCGGATCAGCCGGAGGCGTCGAAGCGCCAGCGGTGATCAGGAAGTAGTTGATGTTGACCACCGACCGGCGCGGCACGAGCCGCCACGGCGCGATGATCGACGGGTTCGGCCCGGCGCTGCCCTCGCGGATGGGAGCGTGGCGGGACAGAATCAGGTCCATGAGACCCTTCTGTTGGACACCCATCAGTCGCGCTTCCTTCGTCTGCGCGATGATTTTGTCCATCCCGACCTCTTTCATCTCCTGGGCGGCGAAGTCGTCCTTGGTGTAGGGCCGGAAGTCAGCCCGCGTGATGGTGCAACCCGTGGAGCCATCGACGTTGAAATGGAGCGGGGTGCAGTTATTGGCGTTGAAGCCAGGGAAAGTAGTTTGTGCAGGCATAGGTCAGTTCGTTGTTTTTGCCGTTACCCCGAATTAAGGGTATCAACTGGCCTATAGAAAGAGTTAGCCCGTTTTGGATCGCATTTTTCCACTTTCCAAAACGGGCTTTGCTGAATTTGCGATTTGGCCGGATCAGCCTTTCAGATTCAGAACAGCGATCAACTCCTTGCCGGGATGGTCAAGGTTCTGGTCTCCAGCCAGTTGGACTGCACCCGGTGCGGCGGTGGCCTGCGCCTTAGGGCCGCTCATCGGCTTTGGATCTTCTTGCGGTTTGGTCGTGGATTCCGGTTTAACCTTCACAAAACCCCGCCTTTTTGCCGTCTCTTCCTCCTGTTTTATCTGCTCTTTGGCGATCCCGAGGGCGTGAGTTTTGATCATGGTGACGTATTCGTCAGGCCGGAATGACCACACCGTCGAGAGCTTCGGGTCCTTATCCTTCTGCATCTTGGCCAGCTCAGCCGGGGTGACGAAGGTCTTCCCATCGCGAACCCGGTTGTCGCCGCCATGCTCAGCGAACGTGGCCGCCTGCTGGGTGATGAAGTCGGCAACCCACTGCTGCCGCGCCTGCTTGTCGGCAGGGTTATGACCACCGAACGTGTCCACCTTGTTGACGAGCCGGAGGTAGTCCGTTACCAGCTCCTCAGCCGCGCCCTTGAAGGTTTCGTAGATCTCCTTTTCGAGCGGGTCGTCCGTCTTGGCTTCCGCGTCGAACTCAGCCCGGAAGGCATCCACCCGCTTCTCGATGATCGGGGAATACTTCGCCTCACGCGCTTCCTGTTGAGCGGACTCGATCTTCGGCTCAAGCTCCTGGCGAACTTCGGCTCGCGCCTCTTCCTTCATCTCCGCTTTGAGTCGCTCGCGGCGGATGACCTCGCCCTCCTTTTCGGCCCAGCCCGGCTTGTTCTTGCGGATGAACTGGACGAACTCATCGTCCGTCTCGTCGAACGTGCGACCCTCGTCGTTCTTGTGCTCGGCCACGTATTCATCGACGGACTTGTAGAACTTGATCAGCTCTGTGGCGCGGCCTTTGTTTCCTTTCTTCTCCGAGAACCGCGCATCGGCCAGCTCCTCCTTCTGCTCGGCGCTGAGCTGGGACTCGTCGTATTCAGGTTGCGGCGCAGCACCGGGGAGCGGCGTTGTCTTCTCTTCCCGCTTCTCCGACAGCTTAGTGACGACGACGTTGGCGATGTCCTCTGCCGTCTCGCGGCGGCGAACCCTGACCTGAGCTGGCGGTGCCGGGGGAGTCTGCGGTTTCGGAGGCTCAGGCGGCGGCGGCTCCGGCGCAGGCTTAATCTCTGGAGCCTTGGGTGGCTCTTCGGGCTTCTTGTTGGCGTTTACCATCTGAACCAGATCGTCACCGAGCGCGGCGAGAATTGGATCGTCGATGGCCCTACCTGGCGGTGGCTCAGGCGGGGGCGTTTGAGTCTGTTGTTCGCCGGGTTTCGGCGGCGTTTCTGTAGCCATAGTTGCTCTCCTGTTTTTGGTTTACTGACGCGGAATCTCTGCGGTCGCAATAGCTGGATCAACGGCTGTGGGTACAGCTGGACCCGGAGGTTGGGGTGGCGCATCCGGCATGAGCGGCATTGCGCCAGTGCCGGGCGGCGGCTCGATCACCACGTCGACCCCTGCGCCACTCTGGCGAATGATCGAGTTCAGAATGTCCGCAAACTTGTCCCGAGTAAGCATTGCAAGCGCAGCCGGTTGCATTAAAACGCCCAGCATTTGTGTCAGGGTTTGTGCCGCCTGGATGTTGGAGGCTCGCTCTGCGCCGTCGCGGCTGGAGAAGATGTATTCCGCCACGAGGTTTCGCTTTGTGCCGATCACTGAGAACTGCCGGACCATGCCATTCGACATGAGCGGCGGGGCTTCTTCCTCGTCTGTCACTTGGAAGCCGATCCGCTTGGCCACATCCGGGCGATACCGGCTGATCACGGGGAGCCGAATATCCTCAGTCCCGAGCGACATCAGCGCGTTGTAGATGTAGCGCTTCATTGCCGCCCTCCCTTCATCAACGGAGTCGCTGATAAACTGGTAGATGTTCTCGGTGGTTCCGGCGATGATTTGCACTTCGGTCGCCGAGGTTTCCCGTGGGCTTAGCTGCGCCTGTTCCTGCGGGCTCAGCGCCATGACGCGCTCGGCCAGCATGATCGTCTGCGAGATCGCGGTGATGATCTCCTGCAGGTTCGTGTTTGGCGGCTGGCGAACGACGGTGAAGATGTTGGCTAGATCGATCCCAAGCTCCTTCGCTTTGATCAGCGACACTTCGAGCAGGCTGATCCGGGCGTAGAAATCCTCGCTCCGCATCGCCGCCCGGAACTCCTCAAGCAGCTTCTGAGAGTCTTGGTTGTCCTTCGGGAATGCGTCGACGTTCAGAATGGCGAGACCGAACAGGTCACGCTTGGCGCATTCGAGGAGCTGGCTGTAGAGGTTTGTGAGCTGATCCTGAAACGGCATGATGTCCATCGCCATGCTCAGGTTCACAAGGCGCTGCTGGCTCTCGTTGTAGGAGAAGACGAATCCGGGGCAGTCCGGCATGATCTCAGCCGCGATCACCGTCCGGGAGTTGGCGACAATCAGGTGGACCCAGACCGGATACGGGTAATTACCCATTCGCCACTCGTTTGGTTTGATCTTCCAGTAGAGGTGGATCATGTAGACCGAGGAGTCCCTCATCTGGGACGTGAACTTGTCCATGTTCTCCTTGCGGTCGTTCGCCGACGCGATCTGCTCCGACTTCATCGGCGGGTTGATCGTCGTGTAATACTGGCTGAAATAGCTCGAATACGAGTAGAACCAGCTCGTCGCGTCCGGGTGGTAGGTGATGTCCTGGCGGTTGAAGAAGTCGCCGGATTCAAGGATCTGGCTGTAACGGATCACGTCCCAGAACCCGAACCATTCACACCCGCTATCCGAGTTGATGCTCGTGATCGGATGCGCCATGTCGTAGAAGACGCGGCTGGGGTGGGGGATGGTAATCGGAACGCCTTCGCGTTTGACGCGGGATCGCGGCTCGCTCTTGTCGTTTGCTTTGAACTCGACCGCCTTATCCTCGTTGGCGTCATACCATTCAACCTCCCGTTCCCATTTACAGGTCGGGAATGCGACGACGTGCGGGTAGAGGAGCATGTCACGGATCAGTTCGATCTGGGCTGCGCGATAGCCGAACTGGTCAGCCATGATGTCGATCCGCTGAGAGAGGATGTCCCCTTTCAGTTTGTCGGCCTCGCTCGTGCCACGTGACTCGTATTTGAAGAACGGGTAGAGATTGGTGAACCGAGCCGACTGGGCCGCCGTGCGCCGGGTAATGATTGACCTCACGAGGTTGATGTTGACCTCGGTGAACTTCGGGAGATCGATCGTCTTCTTTCCGTCGCGCCCCTGCTTGACGTATTGATCCTTGCACTTGAGGTCATCCAGCTCGTTGATGCACTTGTCAGCGTCGATCCGCTTCTGCGCATACATGACCAGCGGGATAGTGCGCCGCGTGATGGTGGACGAATCCCAGGCCAGATCGACTGCAGCGTGGAGATGCGCTGTCTTGAGGTTCTGGAGAATGGCGTCGTGGAGGCGACTGGCGAGGATGTCCTCAATCTTCTTCCGCATCTCCCAGTCGAGCTGCTTCTCCTTCTTCTCCTCCTCGGTCGCTGTCGCTGGCAGCTTCTCTGGGGCGGCGGTGAAGATCTCCTGCATTCGCTTCTCGCAGGTGTTCCGGGATTCAAGGAGCGCGTAATTGAGCGGCATAGAAACTCACTTTCTAATCGAGAAGTCCTTTAGCTCTGAGGAAGTCCTGCTCCCTGAGAAAGAGTAGGAGAGCGACATGAGATGGGATACGACCGCTCTTGACCCATGCCCGCATCTCGCCGGGTCTAACCGCGATCGAAACTGCAACCTCTTCGAGGGTCTCTCCGAGCAGGCGACAACACTTCTTGAAGCGCACGATTCCCCAGCCGTCCCAGATTCCGAGATCGACGTATCGCTTGATGCAGCGGTAGATGCGGGGATCTTCAATCGTGTCTAAGACTTTTTGCCCCCGAAGGCGACCATAACGGCGGGAGGCCCTTTGGACTTTTTTTCCATCATGCCCTCCATCGGCATTGGGTTCTCCTCGCTCTCAGACTCCGGGGTTTCAGGTGCGCTTGCGTCCTCGACCTCGGCATCGACGATGGAGAAGACCGCCTGGTCAGGAGTGATTTCGTCGATCGTGACTTCCACCTCGATCGTGCATCGGTCCCCCAGTGATTTCTTGGCGAGCAGCTCACGCACCGCGTCCCGCCCTTTGAGCCCGATGATCATCTTGTCGGAGTTCATAGCTTGTCTTATTGCCTTATACCCTGTATTTAGGATATATCGCGTCAAAGGTCAATGCCGTCTTTAGCCACCACTGCGGAGCAGCTCGAAGCGTTAGCCGGTCTTGAAGCCGACTGGGAGCCCGATCATCAGCCGCGAAAGGCCGACGAGAAACCGTGGGAACCGGACCTCAACCCCACTCAGAAACTCATCTTTGACGACCCCACTCAGTTCATCCTCGCATTCGGCGAAAAGGGCAGCGGAAAAAGCATTGGCGCTGAGCACAAGCTTGTCCGTCACTGCTACGAGAACTGGGATGCGCTCGGACTTGTCATCACACCATCGATTCGAACCGGCAAGTTCGGAGTTGTTCACGATCTTGAGAGTTTGATCCTCCCGGCTTGGGAAGCTGGGATTGGATTGGAATGGCTTCCGTCCCGGCTGGACCCGAGCACTAAGGATCGGGTTCTAAAAATGGCCAACCGCTTCGGCGGCTGGTCCACCATTCTGCAAGTCTCGATTCCTTATGCTGAGGCCATTCCTGGTCGCATCAAAGGGATCGCTCCGTCCATGATCATGGCGGACGAGCTTACCGACTGCGAAAGCCGGGAGTATTTCACGCTGCTGGTTGGCCAGTTGAACCGGCGCAGGAACATCAGTGGCCCGCAGCAATACGTGGCGACGTGCAATCCGAAGGGGCCGAGCAACTGGGTCTACCAGTTATTCTTCGAGGAGGCGATCAACGCTGACACTGGTGTCACCGACCCAGCCTTCAAGGTCTACCACGTTCCGTTCCGCGAGAACGCCCACCGGCCAGAGGTCAAGGGATACATCGAGACCTTGGAGCGTGCGGTGAGAGGCGATCCCATCGAGCGTGCCCGTCTCGTTGATGGGCGATGGGTGGAACGTCCGACGGGGGCGGCGCTGTTTCGGGATTACCTCGTCATGTCCCGGCACATCGTTGGTGACGCCAAGGTCGGGACCGGGCTCGTGCCGTTCAAGGGGCTGCCGTGCGTTATCGGATACGACCTTGGGCAGGTTCACAACGCCATTATTTTCATGCAATACGTCGTCACGAACTCCGGCCCGGTCTGGATCGTGTTCGACGAGATCGTGTCCATTGGCAAGAAGTCACTCTATAAGAACCTCGCGATCGAGGTCTGCGAGAAGATTCTGATGTGGAACGAAGCCCTCGGCGAAAAGCTGCCGTGGATGCACGTGTCAGACGACAGCGCCGTGAACCAGTGGAAACCTGGCAGCGGTTCGTTCGACGCCTACGAGTTCGAAAAGGAATACGGGATCTTCGCCCTCAAGAACGGTCTGCCTCAGATGAAGATCAAGGGTGCGCCGAAGGGGAGCGGATCTATCGAGGCCCGCGTGAGGATGGTTCAGGGCAAGCTCCACACCGATCAGCTCCTGATCTCGGATATGTGCAAGAACGTGAAGGAGTGCCTGATGATGCTCGAAGGAAAGAAGGATGACCCGATGAAGCCGAAGAAGACGGCAGCCGGGCACGTGCATGTCTTTGATGC